TAGCACCCAGCAACGCAGATCTTACATTGAATTCAAGCAACGGAAATGTTGTGATCGAGGGCATAAGAGTAGCAGGCACTACACTATCTACAGAGGACTCCAGTCCAGGAATAGAAATAGCAGGTAACCTAATACCAAGCCAGGATGGTGTTTTTCAGTTGGGATCTAGTTCAAGAAGATGGCAAACTTTATTTGTAGCGGCTGAAACAATTGACCTAGGAGGTGCTGTCATTTCATCAGACACCACAGGATCATTGACAATTTCGGCTTCTGGTGCCACGCTACCGTCGGGATCAAAAGTAGTTGACCAGGCCATAGTACTTGGCGGAAAAACCAATAAAACCACCGCTAGACCGGTGCAAATTGTTAAGGTTTTTGTCAGTGATGGTAGCACAAACAAGTCAGACGCACAGCTCTTGGCCGGCACAGCCAATCTTGAACTCGAGTTCAACGGCACCGTAGAAGACGTGCCTGTATACACTGAAGCACAACAAACGTTTACTCTCTCAGATGGCGGTACTTTGGCGGCGAATGCGGCTGGTGCCACTCTATTCCAATTTTAAAATACCGCATAAATACCTTTATAACAGAAGGGAATGCATCCGGTGAGTGCAAGAAGGCCGGGCACAGAACTAGTAAATGGCAGACAAAACACCGGTACGAGTAGTCTTTAACGCATCTAATGTAGCCACGGGCTTGGCAGAGTTCCAATCGGGGGACACAGTAGGTACAGCGTTCGGTGGAACGGGTCTTACAAGTATTGGTTCAGCAGGACAAATAATCAAAGTTAACGCGGCAGGAAATGCCCTAGAATTCAGCGACCAGGGTGACGTCCAAATCACCAATTTAGTAGCACCAACAAATGCCGACTTAACATTTACAACATCAGGCACTGGAAACATAGTGCTAGATCAAGTAACGTTATCGGGTACCACATTCAGTTCAACTGACTCATCATCTATCAACATAAATGAAGGATTGATAGTCGACGGAACTTTGAATGTGTCGGGAGCGACGGTACTAGCCGGACTGACTTTTCCAACCTCAGATGGTTCATCTGGACAAGTTTTACAAACAAATGGCTCCGGTACATTATCATTTGCTAGTGTTTCCGTAGGAGATTTAAGCATTGTTGGTTCGACCATAGCATCACCCAGCAACGCGGACCTAACAATAGATCCATCTGGTTCAGGAAGTATCAAACTAAATGCGGCTACAGATATTACAGGTGCAACAACAATCACAACTACAACGACCGGTGATTCATTACTGATTACCACTACAGAAGATTCAAACAGTGCGGCACCTGTCATTACATTAAAAAGGAATAGTTCAAGTCCTGCTGATGCAGACTACCTTGGAAGATTAAATTTCAAAGGCGAAAATGATGCAGACCAGGCGGTAACTTATGCTCGAATATCAGGAAAAATTTTAGATGCATCTGATGGCTCGGAAGACGGTGCAATAGAATTTAATACTATTAAGGCCGGTTCTGCAACTATCACTGCAAGACTAAACAGCGACGAACTAAAATTATTAAACGGCACCTCACTTGACGTAAACGGTGCAGGTACGTTTGCTGGTGTCATGACAGCAACAAGCGTAACATCAAATGATTTTACATCCAATGGTTCCAATGCAGATATCACCATTGCTCCACAAGGCACAGGAAATATCAATTTGACTGCAGGCGCAGATATTGTTATTCCCGTAAACATCGGACTACAATTTACCGATGCGAATGAAAAAATCGAGTCCGACGGAAGCAAACTTACAATTACATCAGGTGGTACAGCGTTTAACCTACCAACATCAGATGGAACGGCAGGACAGGCACTTGTTACAGACGGTGCAGGAAATTTATCTTTTGATAGTGTTTCAACAACTGTGTCTGATGACACTTTAGCCACTGTGAGAAATAACAAATCTTTGGGCACTGCTACACGATCGATTGATAGTATCAATGCAACATTCATAGACAGTGCATTTTATTTTTTAGTACACAATGATCTCGTAAATGAAGTTATAAGTGCAGAAATGTTGGCAGTGACCAACAACGATACTGCTTCGTTCTTAGGTAACCGTAGGGGAATCACATCCAGCGGAACCACTGTGCCAACGTTAGCAACTGACGTGTCGAATGGACAATTCAGAGTAAGAGCAACCGGCACTTCTGCCGATTGTAAGGCAAGTTTCTATAAAGTTGCAATGAGTTCNAGCACAACAGATGCCACTAGAGGCAACACAGTAACAACTAGCAACACAGATGTTGACTCTGCTTCAGAATCAATTGATACATTTGCACACGCTTCATTCAGGGGAGCAAAATACTTTATCAGTGTAGACAATGACAGCAAAACTGAAATGGATGTCGTTGAAGCGTTGGTGGTACATAACGGATCAGATGCCTTCATACTAGCATATGGAAATAACACTTCAGGATCAAATCCGTTGATAACATTGACTGCGGCAATATCAGGTGATAATGTTGTTGTAAGTGCGGCAGGAAACGAACCAAATCTAAATTTAACTATACACAAAATTTTATTGAAAGATAACATGACTGCAGAAAGCAACGCCAATCAAAAAGCATTTGCGGCTGTAACTGTAAGTTCAACTGCCACAGCAATAGATACAATGGATCTTGACGAAGGAAACGGTGCTGTTTATTTCATTGTAGGTGCCAATTCAAGTGAAGGTGCATTCAGTATTCAGGAAGTCTACACTGCGGCAACTCCAGGTGTGCCAGCAGTTGCCAAAGGTCCTTTTGTTTCAACAAAAAGTTCACATCAATTAGACTTCACAGCAGGGTTTAAGGCAACCGCTGAAAACAGCCTTGAACTTTTTGCTTCTAGCACATCGGGTGGTAGCACAACGGTGTCTGGCTACAGAATATCTGCATTAGCCGGCTAAATACTACACTTAATAATAATAATCATGCGGGAGATATGGAACCATGACAACAAGAAACTTTAGAGTAAACAACGGATTAGAAGTAGGTGATATCGTAATATCAGCATCGGCTAATACGATAACAGGTGGATCAACTGCGGCACCAAGTGCTGACGGTGACTTCGCCAACAAGAAATACGTAGATGACTCATTATCGGGTCTATCACAAAACAGTATTTCGCAAAACAATACAAACGTCACAATTACTGACTCAGGCACAGGTAAAGTTGAGATCACAGCAGACGGAACAGAAGTGGCTGACTTCACTGTAGCGGCAACGACAATCACTGCCACAGGTGCAATCAACCTTACAGCAGGTTCAGACGTAGTAATTCCAACCAACATTGGACTACACTTCACTGATGCCAACGAGAAGATTGAATCAGATGGTACTGACTTAACAATTAATTCGGGTGCCAAAATAAATTTAACAGCAACATCAGATGTGGCAATACCTGCAAACGTAGGAATCACTTTTGGTACACACGAAAAGATTGAATCAGACGACACTGACCTAACAATCACAGTTGGTGCAAACGGTGATGTAAATCTTGGCGCAGACATTGGTTTGACCTTTGGAGACGACGGTGAGAAGATAGAGGGTGATGGAACAGATTTAACTATCTCTTCAAGTAACTTACTAAACTTATCAGCAACAACTGATGTAGCAATTCCTGCCAATGTTGGACTTTTATTTGGTACAGGTGAAAAAATTGAGGGTGACAACACAGACCTAACAGTAACTTCAGGTGGTGCTATCAACCTTACAGCAACAACAGACGTTGTAGTACCTGCTAACGTGGGTGTAACTTTTGGTACTGGTGAGAAAATCGAAGGTGACAACACAGACCTTACGGTGACTTCAGGTGCAAAAATAAATCTAACAGCGACATCAGACATACACGTTCCAGCCAACGTTGGTATAGTATTTGATGCAAACGCAAGTGAGAAGATCGAGTCCAACGACACAGACTTGACAGTCAACTCAGGTGCGGACATCAACTTGACTGCCACGGCGGATGTAAACATACCATCAAACGTTGGTATAACATTCGGTGACGATGGAGAGAAGATTGAAGGTAATGGTACAAACTTGACCATTGCGTCCTCAGGTCTATGTACAATCACAGCAACTGGTGAAACAGTAGTAACTAACAACTTAAGAGTTGGTGGTAACTTGACTGTGGATGGTACTGAAACAATAGTAAACACAACCACACTATCAGTTGAGGATAACATCATCGAACTTAACAGGAACATATCAGCGGCATCAGCCATGCCAGGTATAACTGGAATCAGAGCAAACAGGGGTGAAGGTTCGACTAGAACTGAACAAGCACTTTACTGGGCTTGGGATGAATCATTTGTGGATGACGGTACAACAACACACGGTCAAGCGGGTGGTGCCTGGACGGCATTCGCGGCACCAAGAGGTGATGAATCAGGATTCGGAGCTGATTCATTGATTGATATTAGGGCGAACGTGGTACACGCCACTGCAACATCGGCTCAGTACGCGGACGTTGCCGAGCGTTTCGAAGCAGACGCTCCTATGTCAGCAGGTGCAGTAGTAGAAGTAGGTGGTGACGCGGAAATCACAGAAACAACATCAGATCTTTCTGAGAATGTTTTTGGTGTAATTTCTGAACAACCAGCATACGCTATGAACGCCGCGGCAGGTAACAATGAAACACACCCATATGTGGCGATGACAGGTAGAACACCAGTTAGAGTTACAGGTCCCGTAACAAAAGGGCAAAGACTTGTTACTTCATCAGTTAAAGGTTGTGCTAGAGCAGTAGCGACAGGTGAATCAATTTCACCATTCAACGTTATTGGTAGAGCATTAGAAAGTTCAACAGACGCAGGAATCAAGTTGGTAAACTGTGCAGTGAGAACTAACAACTAATAAATATTGATACTTTTTAGTAGAATTAAAAGGCGGCTTTCGGGTCGCCTTTTTTTTTAGGTTATCAAATCCAATATGGTTTGTAATTTGCCTTTGATCGACTTGTTGTTAAGTGTGTTCCTAAGTCCCATATGTAGATTTTTTGGCCAACATTCGAAAGCAGTCCAGCAGTATCCGGAGTGCTCTCCGTTCAGTAAAGGAATGAATTCATTGTCAATTGCAATCACATATGTGTGAAAATAAAATTTTTGATCGTTTGATGTAAACATTTCTAAAGGAATAACTTTTTTAAATTTAGGTGTATTGCCCACTTCTTCTTGGATCTCACGTTTTAGACCTTCGAACGCACTCTCAGAGTACTTTGATTTTCCTCCAACCAATCCCCACGAGCCGGCCGTCTTTTTGTCTGTCCTTTGCAGGAACAGAAATCTCTTTGTGCCTGTTGAGTAAAACAAAGCACCCGAACATACTATATTATCTTTCATGCTATATTATAACAGCAAACTGCTGGATTATCAAGGGGTAGTTGCGTCTGTACTTGCATCGTATCCTGTGGTGAATCCGCCATCTAATACTATGCTCCAGTTTCCTTGTCTATATATTCCTTCGTAGCTCTTGACCCAAACACCGCCGGAAAACTTGTACTGTATACCGGTATGCAGGTTAGTGACGTATGCCAAGGTGGAATCAGGATCACTTGCGTCCCAAACCACGTCCCATTCATCATTTACAGAATCGTATTGTATTATATCGTTTTTGCTGGCAGGTCTGTGTCGCCATTTTTGACTGAAGAACCAACCCTTGTCTGCTGTATTGTCGGTATCTGATGCAACTTCGTCCGTGTCGTCTGCAGATCTTTCATCAGTTCTCAGTTTACCAATATCTTCTGTGATAAGATATCTAGTTCCATTAACCGGTGTGTCACCTGGATCGAAAGTCAGCGGATTGACTATCTTGCTGACTGCTGTCAAAGTGTTTGCAGGTATGGTATCACTGTCTATGGTGTAGAGAAGAATTGTATCATCTAGAGAAGTTGTCGCTATGGTTCCAACTACTTCATTGCCATTTTCTTGTGTTAGTCTTATCTGTGACGTCCCGTTCGTAACTTTTCCATACTGGTCTAATAATACTTTCCAATTGACTGCAGGGCCAAACGTCTCGAAAGGATCTGCTAATCCGGGATCTGTTGCGCCTGTGTGGAAACCGTCGCCGCCGGATTTAACATTTGTACCTGTTGTTCCTAACAATCGCAATTGATTTCCTGTTACCAGCAAGCCAAAGTTGTTTGGAGTGATGAAACTTCTTGAGACCAGTTCTCCATCTATTAAACCTTTTGCAATACCACCGTCGTCGTCATAGATGCTCATGATTATTTTTTGTACAACACCTAATTTTTTAACTTTGACCGGCGGAGATAACCATATTGGCATACTAAACTGTAATGTTGCTACATCAATTTCAGAATCAGCACCCACCGGAATTGTTCTCGAACTAAATGTTATATTACCTAACTCAACATAACTTAAACTTGTCCAGTCAATGTAATTGTCAGTCTTTTGTATTTCAAAATCTGGATTGAACAAGTATAGTATCTGTTCTAATATCTGCAGTTTTTGATCTGTGTTCGATGAAAAAATATCTGCTGTCACTTCCAATCTGAAAGGTGAGGGCATAACTTTTTCAACTGTGTATCCAGCACCCAACTGATTAGTGTAGTTTCCATCTGAGTCTACATCTCTTTCTCTCAAATGCTGTTTTTCTATATGATAAGGATTCTGCATTCTTTCCCTGTCGTAGTTCAGTTCTCGCACATAACAAGCAATCTTTGGTGCATAGTTGAGTGCATTCTCACTGTTATTCCTGATAATGTTAGCAACCTGTCTAGTTGGATCTCCGTATACAACCGGTACAGCTCTAAGGTTTACCGAACCATCTTTTGCTTTTCCTGTTTCAACAGAAAAATTACTCAATATTCTGATAAATTGAGTTAAAAATTTTCTAACCTGTCCTTCGTAAAAATGTAGCATTAATTGTCAGCCTTTGGTTTAAGTGCTTCCGAAAGTGATTGTCTTTGTTTTGTAGTTAATCCATTTATAGTAGCCTCTGATGTATTGTTGACAAACCCTGTTTTGTAGTTTGCCCTAGAATCATTATTCGTTGTTGTGATTCTTACCGAGTCCTCAATTTTAACCCATCTGTTCCCATCNTATCTAAACAGTCTATTGGGCAAGAAATCTGTTCTTAGAAAGTAGTCTCCTTGATCTACGCCTGTAGTTGGAAATGATATTCCAAACCCAGCAGGATTTCCGTTAGGAGCAACGCCATCGCCATCAAGATAGAAACCATAATGTGAACTTGCAGGCGTATCTATTGTTGCATTTACAGTCGCATCACTACTTGCTCTTTGTTCTTCTGTGTTGACATTGTCAGTCCTAATATTTCCTCTTTCGTCTATCGGCGCCACATAGTATTGTTTGTAGTTGAAACCAGACTTTGGTGCGTCTGCTTCTGCCTGTGCAACAACCTGATCGTTGATAGTTTTTTCTCTATTGAATGTGCTCATGTAACTGGCGACACTGCCTGTTGTGGTCGCGTCTCCTAGAATATCTCTGAACTCCTGCGAATCGACTAACGTTTTGAGTTTGAGCCTTAACAGGTGTGGCCACCATGTGGCTGAGAACCCTTCGGCGGCTCTATTGACATCCTCAATCACATAATATCTTTTTAGTGCAATTGGTATGCTTTCATCTAGTGAGAAATCGTCTTTCATGTGTGGAAATTCCAACACATCACCCGCCATTGGCTTTCTTCCTATTCTTTCTACTATGTCGTTCAGATGCACTGTCAAGAACAGTGTGTCATTCTGTAAAAACATTCCAAACTGTGATAAATTAAAGTCAGCGTCTTGCACATTGTAGATACCTCGCACAGTGTAGACATCAGGTGAATATTTCCTGTCTCTGTTTTCCAAAAATAACAAATCCTGAATTGTTGTTTCGTTTACCTCACTGTCTGCATAACTAGGCAGAGTCGGCGAAGCGGCTCCGTCCTTGTTTGTATCTCCCTGATCGTATGGACCAAGGTATTTGTGCAGGTGCAGATCTGTGCCTCCAACCGTGAACATCTCCTTTATGTTACGATCGAAGAATTTGTAGTCATCACCTTTTTCAGGCTTAAAAATGGATAATCTTGGCATATCACACATATTTATTGCCTAGCCAAAGGCTATAAATATGAGTATGTCAGAACTACAAACAGGTCAGCAAGAGATATTCGATTACGTAAAAAATAATCTAGGTGATGGGATGATTGACGTTGAATTAGACCCAAAACACTATCAAACGGCACTAGAAAGAGCAATTAACAAGTTTCGACAGAGATCATCCAATGCTGTTGAAGAATCATATGCATTTTTAGAATTGAAAAAAGATCAAAACACATATATTTTGCCAGATGAAATAATCAATGTGAGAAGTCTACACAGAAGGACTGTTGGATCAAGAACCGAAGGCGGAGAAGGTGGTACACTATTTGAACCATTTAATTTAGCATACACTAATACCTATCTTCTTAGAGCAGGTGCTACAGGAGGACTTGCAACCTATTATGCTTTTGCATCCTACCAAGAACTTGTAGGTAAATTATTTGGTAGTTTTATACAGTTCCACTTTGATGTAGCAACAAAAAAATTAACAATTACTCAAAGACCGAGAGCTGACAATGAAACAGTTCTGATGCACACAGACAACTTCAGACCAGACATTACATTATTCAAAGACATCTATTCCAAGCCGTGGATCAGAGACTACACACTTGCGGTGTCTAAAGTAATGATTGGTGAAGCAAGAGGAAAGTTCCAACAAATTGCAGGTCCACAGGGAGGAACCTCATTGAACGGTTCAGAACTGAAACAACAGGGTATGCAAGAAATGGAACGACTTGAAGCAGAAATTGGCAACTACTCAGAAGGTGGCACGCCACACAGTTTTGTTATTGGTTAATAACCAATAATCCACATTTAAATACGCAGACATGAAAGATTCCAACTATAAAAATTACTCTGATCTCACACTAGACGAACTGGAAGAAGTGGTTGTTGAGCTAGAAAATTTAAGCATTAAAGCACTTAAAGAAAAGAAAAAAAGCCTTAGGAATCAAATATTGCATTCTGTTACAGAAGCAATAAAAGAGATTGAAAAACGTCTAAAAAAATAGTATAATAGCACTATGCTTATAGGTATAGTAGGTTTGATAGGTTCTGGCAAAGGCACTGTCTCTGACAGGCTTGTAGAAAAACACGGGTATCAAAAAGACAGTTTCGCAAAAAGTTTGAAAGATGCCGTTGCATCTATGTTCAACTGGGACAGAGACATGTTAGAAGGAGACACAGAATCAAGTAGACATTGGCGTGAACAACCAGACAAATTTTGGAGTGAAAAGTTTGGCAAACCAGTAACACCTCGATGGGTATTACAACACTTCGGCACGGAGGTCATGCGTGGACAAATGTATGATGGAATATGGGTGGACAGTTGNATGGGAAGGTATAAAGGACAGAACACTGTAATAGCAGATGTAAGATTTCCGAACGAAGTCACACAGATAAGGGCACAGGGTGGCAAAATTATTCGTGTAAAAAGAGGCCAAGACCCAGAGTGGTTTACAAACTATATTGAAGGGAACATAGAGCCAACAGGTGTGCATTCATCAGAATATGCATGGGCAAAAGAAGAATTTGATTTTGTTATCGAAAACAACGGTGGAAAGCATGAATTATATCAAAAAATAGATGACTTAATCATCAACAACAAGATCACCCATTCTCCATCCAAGTCGTCTGATCCCTTGCAACCTTTGGCAATTGGCGCAAACAGTTTTTAGATTAGTAGTCACAGTATTCCTCATATCTCCGTCTACAAAGAACACATCAAGTTGACTTTGACTTTGTGCCTTAAACCCACACAGTTCGCATTTTCTCTTTTTCTTATATCCAGATCTTTGCAGGGCAGTCACGCCACCTATTTTTTTGCCTGCTTTTTTCCTGATGCAGGTATCACAAAGTGTCCGCCAGTAAACCCTATCATACCGCTTGTATGCGTATGCCCTGGGTTTGGACTTACATGATTTGCACAATGGTCTGTCTTTGTACCGCATAATTGTATTTACGTTCCCTATATAGGCACCTCGAAAATGGTAAATTATGTCAACAAAACCGTACGATCTAATAAATAACTCTAGTATACGTACAACTTGCAAGGAGAATACGAAAAATGGCAACATTAACATCACCAGGAGTAGAGGTTTCAGTAATAAATGAAAGTTTCTACGTACCATCAGATGCTGGTACTACACCACTATTCATAGTAGCATCATCACAGGATAAACAAAACGGAGCAGGAGACGGAACTGCGTCAGGAACACAGACTGCTAACGCCAACACTGCTTTTTTGATTTCATCACAAAGAGAATTAACAGAAACTTTCGGAGACCCGAAATTTTACACAGACGCTTCAGGAAATTCATTAAATGGATATGAATTGAACGAGTACGGACTACAAGCGGCATACAGTTTCTTGGGAGTTGCCAACAGAGCATTCGTGCTAAGAGCGAACGTTAACACAGCAGAATTAGTTGGAAGTGCAAACGCTCCAACGGCAAGACCCGCAGATGGCACATATTGGTTTGACCTTGCATCAAGCTCTTATGGATTATTTGAGTGGTCACAGACTAATCAAAGTTTCACAGCAATAACTCCAATATTGATCACTTCAGTTTCTGACCTGGTAGGAAACGTGTCAACAGGTGTTCCAAAACAAAACGTTGGAAACATCGGAAGTTATGCTATCAACACAACACACGTTACAAATAAAATTTACAANAANAATGCAAGTAACGAATGGAACCATGTAGGATCAAGTGCGTGGCACGCCGCTTTACCAATAATCACGGTTGCTTCAGGAACAACAGTGACTGACGGACACACAATGGTAATGAACGATGTTACTATCACGGTATCTGGTACAGGATTATCAAACGTTGCAACAGCGATTGGCTCCAACGTAACAAACGTTACAGCAAGTGTCAACTCTGTGACAGGTAACCTGGAAATTTTCCACAATGGTCAATTTGCAGGTGACTCAACAGGTGGTGCAGGAACAATTAGATTCAACGAAGGCACAGGACTGTTAGCAGGTTTAGGAATCACAACAGGTGTCTACAACGGCCCTAAATTCCTACAAGCAAAACACACTGACAGACCAACTTGGAAAACAGCAGACGAGAACAGACCTAACGGTTCTGTTTGGTTCAAGACAACAAGTGCAAACTCAGGTGCGAACATCATATCTAAACTTTACAGCTCATCAGCAGGCTCATTTAGTCAAGTGGCTTCGCCACTACATGCTAACAATCATCAGGCGATCTTCAACTTAGATGCCGCGGGTGGTGGAGCAAATTTATCAGCAGGTGCTTTGTATGTACAGTTCAATGTTACTGAAGAGAGCATGACAGCGAATGACTTAGGTGGAGTGGACACAACAAACAACGTGGGTGACTTCCAAATCTTCAGATACGAAGGTGGCGAAACTATTATCCGATCCAAGACTACTTTCCCAAGTTTCACAGCAGGAGAAACGTTCGCAGTACAGGAATCAATAAAAAATCAAGAGGCATTAGAAGCGGCTAAAACTGTTACAATGATCTCAGGTGATGGTTCAACTTTNGGTGATGCAGACGACTTTGTCACAGCATTCTCAACAGCAAACTTCACAAACCTNGAAGCATCAGTTATAGATTCAGGTGAATTCAAAGGTGCTATACAGATCAAACACAAACTGGGCGGTGAGTTCAGAATGGTGGACACTTCAGGTACTCCATTAGCAGATGCAGGATTCAGCACAACAACTGCACACGCTTATGGATCATTCACAGCAAACAGCTCAACGTTGATTGACAACCTATATGATGCTCCAACAGGTGAATCATTAGACTCGTCTGCCAACAATGCAATAGTGGCTTCAAACTTCAAGAGATTGAGCTACACTGCTTCTACAAGTGAGCCAACAAGTGAGCCAGCAGATGGAACACTTTGGTACAGCACAGTGATTGACGAAGCAGATATCATGGCACACAATGGAACAACTTTCGTTGGGTACAAAACAGCGTACTCAGACACGGATCCAAATGGTCCACAGTTCAGTGCTACTGCACCAACTACACAGTCAGACGGAACGCCATTAGTAAACAATGACTTATGGATTGATACAAGCGATCTTGAAAACTATCCAAAACTTTACAGATACAACACAGCGGCAACATTGAGCTCAACTAACACATCTAACCAAGTTGCAGTCACTACAACAGGTGCGGCATTTGAACTTGTTGACAAATCAGATCAGACTACAGAAGATGGAATAGTTTTTGCAGATGCTAGAATGCAGACAACTGCAGAAAAAGCCGACTCAACTGACGCAAACACTGCCGGTCCATTCAGCACAATCAAGGANCTGTTAAGTGACGGATTCTTAGATCCTGATGCNCCAGATCCAAGTTTGTTCCCACAAGGTATATTACTTTGGAACACAAGGAGAAGTGGTTACAACGTCAAGGAATACAAAAACGATTACATCACTACTACGAAATATCCAGGAAGCGGATCAAGTGGTTTAGGTAACATCAGAGCAAGTAACGAAGCAGTTGGTGGATACTTCCCAGACAGGTGGGTGACTAAATCTAGCAACAACTCAGACGGTTCTGGATCTTTCGGCAGAAAAGCACAGAGAAAAGTAATTGTTGAGCAATTAAAATCAGAGATCGACACTAACCAAGCAATCAGAGAAGACCAAAGAGGCTTCAACGTTATTGCATGTCCTGGTTATCCTGAGTTGATACAAAACATGATTAACTTGAACACAGATAGAAATAACACAGCGTTTGTTGTTGGAGATACACCTTTCAGATTGCAAGGCAATGCCACAGCAATTACAAACTACGCAAACAACTCAGCCGGAGCACTAGACAACGGCGAAGATGGTCTTGTTAGTGCAAGTGATCACCTAGGCGTATTTTATCCGTCTGGTTTGACTACTGACAACACAGGAAAAACGATTGTTGTTCCACCATCACACATGATGATGAGAGTGTTGGCAAACAACGACAACATCGCTTTCCCATGGTTCGCACCATCAGGAACTAGAAGAGGTGTGGTTGATAATGCTACATCGGTTGGTTTCATTGATGCAAGTTCAGGAGAATTCGAAGCAATATCTGTAACGGAGTCAGTGAGAGATTCAATGCATGAAGTGAAAATAAATCCAATTACTTTCTTTGCAGGGGCAGGAATTGTAAACTTTGGAAACTTAACTAAAACGTCAGGAAGTTCGGCATTAGACAGAATTAACGTTTCAAGATTGGCAGTGTTCTTAAGAACGCAACTAGACTCGATCGCGAAACCATTCATATTCGAACCTAATGATGAGCTAACAAGAAATGAAATAAAACAAGCAGTTGAATCATTCTTGTTAGAATTAGTTGGACAAAGAGCATTGTTTGACTTCTTAGTAGTTTGTGATGACACTAACAACACACCTACAAGGATCGACAGAAACGAATTGTATGTTGATATAGCAATTGAGCCAGTTAAATCAGTTGAATTTATCTACATACCATTAAGAATCAAAAACACAGGAGAAATTGCAAAGTTAGGGAACTAATTTTGAATAAATAGGAGAAACAGATGGCAATATCAACTTTATCAAAATTTACAGTACCTTTAGCAAACGATCAAAGTTCAGCATCACAAGGCTTGTTGATGCCAAAACTACAATATCGTTTTAGAGCGATACTGGAAAATTTTGGNGTATCAACACCAAGATCAGAACTAACAAAACAANTAATGGACATCACAAGACCTAACTTGACTTTTGATAACGTAACACTAGATGTGTACAACTCAAGAGTATATGTTGCAGGTAAACACACTTGGGATCCAATAACAATTACGTTAAGAGATGACGTAAACAACTCAGTGTCCAAACTAGTTGGCGAACAGATACAGAAACAATT